AAAGTAATAGGTAAGGAGCTGGCAAAGATGGATGATATAGATATGATGATAGCATCATTATTGCCAAATCTAGATCCAGAAGACCCTAAATCTGTAGGTCAACTACAATCTTTTTTAAATTTAAAATATGATAATATAACAATTGATGGCAGGTATGGAGTTGAGACAGGTCAATATCTTAGAACTTGGCTGTCTAACACAGACTATCTTGATAAACTTGCTTTAGGCGCTTCTAACACATTAATTAATCCAGAGGCAGCTTTAGCTCAAGGAAATGCTTTAGGATTTACTCCTTTTGAAAGTCCTAGTGTAGCTCAAATGATTACCGACTCAGCGAAAGCGGCAAAGGGTTCAGATCAAATATTAAGACAGGTTTTGCACGAAATATCTATTGACGATTTGGAGGATAAAAATGAAAATGCATAGATGACCATCTGATGGCAGACTTCATCCAGTTGGGAAGAAACATAAAAAGTATAAAAAAAGATCTAATGGTGGATACAAAATAGCTAACAATAAATATGTAGAAGGTAAATAATGGCAAAAAGAGTTGACAAACAGGCGCAAAGAGTTCAGGATATATTTAATCTAGCAAACGGAGAATCTAGAACTCAATGGGAATTTATAAATCAAAAAGGTTATGATTTTGCAAACGATAACCAATTAACTGAATCAGAAAGAGCATCTCTTGAAGAACAAGGAATGCCTACATTTACAATTAATAGAATAGCTCCAGTAGTTGAGATGTTAAATTTTTATGCTACTGCGAACAATCCTAGATGGCAAGCAATTGGTGCAGATGGTAGCGATGCTGATGTTGCTGCGGTATTTTCAGACTTGTCAGATTATATATGGAATTTATCTGATGCAGATTCATTATATGGGAATTGCGTTAATGATGCTATAACAAAGGGTGTAGGTTACTTGCAAGTATCGGTAGACCCTGATTCTGATAATGGTATGGGTGATGTTAAAATACTACAACCAGAACCATTCGATATATTTGTAGACCCTAAAGCAAGGGATATATTGTTTAGAGATGCATCATTTATCGCTATAAGAAAAGTACTTCCAAAATCTCATTTGATGAAACTTTTCCCAGAGCACAAAAGAAAAATTAAAAGCGCATCAGGATCTTCTACCTCTGAATTTGATTACAGTGAAGCTTCTAGGGATCAATATAAAAAAGACTTTCATTATAAAGAAATATCTGAGGGAGAATCTGTAAGCACTAAAGGTGAAAATGATGAAATTGTAGAATTTTTTGAACTGTTTGAAAAGATAAAAATAGCTTATGTAAATGTATATTACAATATTCCTCCTAATCCTGAAGTTATGAAAGAAATAGAAGAAAGAGTTAAAGAAGGATTAGCTGATCTTCAAGAAAAATTAGCTGTTGAGCTAAAAGAAAATCAAATGAAGCTTCAACAAGCTTTTCAATCAGGGCAAATGATTGAAGAAAGATTTAATCTAGAGATGAAGAATTTGCAAAAAGCATCAGAAGACCAATTCAACGTAGCTGCAGAAACTTTAAGAAGCAGAATGATTCAAGACGCTAGTCAAATTGGAAATAGAGTAATTACTGAAAAAGAATTTGAAATACTAGCGCAAAAACCAGTTTTTGCAAATAGCATTGTTGATAGTGTTAAGTTTTACGGAACTAGAATACAACAAACATGTGTTTGCAGTGATAAGACTTTATATAAAAAAGTTTTACCAGAAAAAATTACAGAATACCCAATCGTTCCTTTTCATTATAAATGGACTGGAACACCATATCCAATAAGTGCAGTTTCTCCTCTTATAGGAAAACAAAGAGAAATAAATAAAGCTCATCAAATAATGGTTCACAATGCCTCGCTTGGCTCCTCTTTAAGGTGGATGTATGAAGAAGGATCAGTTGATACTGATTATTGGGAAAAATACTCGAGTTCTCCTGGTGCATTATTGCCCATGAGACCTGGAGCAACTCCCCCTACAGTCGTACAGCCTGCCCCTCTATCTAACGCGTTCTTTGGAATTGTACAGGAGGGGAAACAGGATATGGAATATCTTGCTGGAATATATTCTTCTATGCAGGGAGACACTGGTAGCCAACACGAAACTTTTAGAGGTATGTTGGCATTAGATGAATATGGTACTAGAAGAATTAAGCAATGGATGAATAATAGTATAGAGCCAGCATTACGTCAATTAGGTAGATTAGTTATGATGTTTTCTCAATCTGTTTATTCAGCTCACAAAACATTTAGAGTTGTTCAACCAAATGCATTGCATGAAGAAAGAGAAGTTGAACTAAATATACCAATGTACAATGATATGGGTCAAGCTATAGGAAAAGCTCTTGATTTGCAAAATGCTACATTTGATGTTAGAATTGTTTCTGGATCTACATTGCCTGTAAATAGATGGGCTTATTTAGCAGAACTAAAAGAATTAATGCAATTAGGAGTCGTTGACGATATTGCTGTTCTATCAGAGACAGATTTAAGAAATAAAGAAAAAATTGCAGAAAGAAAATCTTTATATTCTCAGCTACAAAGTCAATTGCAGTCTATGGAATCTACTGTTAAAGATCAAGCTGGAACAATAGAGACTCTAGAAAGACAATTAGTTCAAGCAGGCATAAAAGGTAAAGTTATGCAAGCTGAAATGGAAATAACTAAGAAAAAGGAAGAAGTTAAATCTAGTGTTGATAAACAATATATTGAGACCGAAGCAAAACAAAAACTTTTACAAAATGTAATGAAAAATAGAGCAGAACTAAAAGGTAAGGAATTAGGCATGGAAGTTGATTCTGCTATTCAAAAAGTAAAGGATTCAGAAAAAGAGTTGCAATCGAACAGCAACAATGAATAAATTAACAACGATATTCACAGGGAGAAAAGAATATGACAGAAGAAAATAACACTCAAGGTAACCCAAAGACTGACCCGACGAATGCTTCTGAAGAAGCAATCAATAAGGAGGTTTTTGGCTCGGAAGGTGATGATTTTTTTAATCAGTTAGAAGATAGTGTTAATGGAATGGTGGCAGATGAACCTACTCCAAAAACACAGCCCGCAATGGCAACCCAGAATGAGAGTGGCTCCGAACAGGTAACCCACGAATCGCAAACTGGCTCCAAAGAAGGGGATAATTGGGAACGAAGATATAAAGATTCTAGTAAAGAAGCTATAAAAATGGCGACGCAATTAAAACAACTAGAGCCATTTATACCAGTTCTTGATGCAATGAAGAAAGATAGCGGACTTGTAGATCATGTTCGTAGCTATTTGGAAAATGGTGGTGCTCCTGCTGGAGACATAAAGCAGCAACTTAACCTGAAAGATGATTTTGAATTTGACGCTAATGAAGCATATGCAAATCCAGACTCAGATTCAGCTAAAGTAATGTCTGCTCACTTAGATAAGGTTGTAAATTCAAGAGTAGGAAGTATTCTTAATAAAGAAAAAGAAAACTCTAAAAAGATACAAGCTGAACTAATAAGAAGAAAGCAGGAAGAAAGCTTTAGGCAAAAGCATAATATGTCTACTGAAGAATTTAATTCTATGGTAGCAAATGCTAAGCAAAGAAAGCTGACCTTAGATGATGTGTATTATCTTTTAAATAAGGATAAAGCTGCTGCAAATGCAGTTAACTCATCCAAACAGGATATGCTAAACCAAATGAAGAATGTGCGCGACATACCAACAAGTGCTAGCGATTCAAATAGTCAAGGTCAAAGCAAAAGCAATTCAGACTCATTGTTTGATAGCATGTTAAACCTTGATAGTGGTACAGATAATCTGTTTGGATAGACACCTTTTTTAAGACTGTCTAGACAAACATTAACTCGCCCTACTCGAAGGTCCTAATGGACAGCTGAAATGAGGGCTAATTAAGGAGACAGTCATGTCAGACGTTTTTGAAAGCTCGTTATATTCAGACTCAGCCTCGTCGAATGTAACGTCTGGTCTAAGATATGGACCAGGACTTGATACTGGTGATCTCCGTAGAAAGTTTAATTTTGGTGATAGAGTTTCTGAGTTATCAATGGCTCAAGATCCTTTCTTTAGATTTGTTTCTAAAGTAGCTAAAAAACCTACGGATGACCCTAGTTTTAAGTATACAGAAAAAAGAGGTTCTTGGCATAAGCGATATGCTTATGTTTCAAATCATGGAACAACAGCACCAGGTGCTATTAATGGTGGGAACGCAACAGTTGTTCATACTAATGTAGATGCTGGTGATACTTATTACTTTACAATGATAAGCGATTATTTAAGTGATGGTAATAAGCAAAATGTATATGGACAATCAACTAATGAAATCTCTCCAGGAGATGCAGGTACTAAGCCAGCATTTTTCGTTCCTGGCCAGATGGTTAAGATTCCATATTCAACTTCAGTTACAGCAGGTTCTTGGGATGATAGTTCTGCTGATTCTGCAAGTAGGCCTAATAGTTATCTTATAGCTAAAATTAAAAGTGTAACAGGTATTTCCAATACAGGTGTTGACCTGGAATGTGAAATAGTTAGCAAAGGTTCTGCTGGTGCAGATTTCGAGCTAATGTCTTACTCTGCTTATAATAATGCTTTAGATGCTGTTGACATATCTGGAAAATCGATTCACGATTACTTAGAGCCTAAAAGAGCTTATGTAATTGGTACAGCATTTGCTGAAGGATCTGGTTATCCAGAAAGTTGGAAAGATCAACCTTATTCTACAGGTTATGGTCAAACTCAAATATGGAAAACTTCCATGGCAATGACTAATACTGCAAGAGCTACGGGTCTTAAGTATGAGCAAAATGAGTGGGCTAGAATCTGGAAAGAAAAGCTAGTTGAGCACAAATGGGATATTGAGCAATCATTACTATTTGGTTCTCAGTATTCAACTAGTGATGTTAACTACACTCAAGGTGCAGTTGACTTCATTTCAACTTACGGTAATTCGTTCACATGGTCCGTTGATAAAGGTCAGGATGATTTCTTGAATGATATGTCTAATTACTTAGACCCAAGATATAATGCTGGCGGTGCTACTGTATTCTTCTGTAGAACAGATGTATATAATTGGTTGCACAAATTAGATGGATACTTTGCTAATAACTTAGAGCAGTCTGCTAACTACAGATATGACTTTGCAGTTCAAGGCAAGAGTAAAAATCTTGGTGTAGATATTACCAAAATATCAACAGTGTATGGCGA